GTGTAGGATTCCATGTTTCCCAGTTAACGATAAATCCGCCACATCCGGCAATCCAACAATGTTCCAGGCGATGCTCTGGGTGAGTACACTCTATCGTGTCTCCCCGCTCGTCCTGTTTCTGGTAGCATTCCCAGGTGCTTGGCTGGGTCATCTCGTTTCCTCCTCCTTTTGATTTTCAGCTTTGCCGGGTTATGCCTTGAGGACTTCCAGACCGTCGGGGCAGCAGGATGTGCAAGTCACGACGCCGTAAGCTGTGAAACCGTTGGCCTTGTGGGCTTGCCGGTCACTGGTGACGCATCCATAGCCGGGCTGTATGTGCTTGAGCTTGCCGTCCTTGTAAATGCCATAAGCCAGATGCCGCTTGGCTCCGTTCCCCACTCGACAGGTGCCCATGATGTGGGTAACAGTCCCTAGTACCCCGCCGTTTTGCTCTCCGGATGTGCTAACGATTTGTTTCATGTCTCCCCCTTTCGGTGTTTCGATTTTGGCCTGTTGATTGGGCCATTCCAGCCCGTCAACCGTGGCTGACGGGCTGGCGAAGCTAATCAACCCGCTGTGCGCCTAATGCACCGCAATGATTACCGGGATTGTGATGTTGGGATTGCCACAGGCATGCTCGCCGTTGCCCATGCAATCACCACAGCGGCCGGGACACACCCAAACCTTGCCCATGCCCATGTTGGCCGCTGCCGCCCGTGCTTGTCTGCTGTACTCGCCCCATGTGGGGGCGTTTTTGATGTCGGCCGATGTGCGCCCCTTGGGCATTGAAAGCTCGGTATCAACCGCCAGGAATTCGCCCCGCACGATGGGAAGCTCGGCCATTTTGGCGAGTGTGTCGCTGCCGTACTTGCTGCCGCCGGACAGGTTGAGGATGTAGTTGTCTGGGAATGGCCTGCCGCTGTCGTTCCAGTCTAGGAATATGTCCCAACTCTTGCTGTATCCGTAGCAGCGGATATCAGAGCGGGCGGCTAGTAGCTGGAACCAGAAGCCCATCGTCCGTTTGCTGTCTATATCGCCATCAACGTACAAGCGGACAATCGCCCCTTGCGGCAGGCTGTGCCATGCCTTGACTATTTGGTTGCGTCCGGCGACGGTGAGCAGGCGCAGCGTGTTGATTAGTTGGCGCATGAAAGCATGCGGATTGCGCCATGCCTTGAGGCTGTAACACCAGACGGCACAGGCACCCTTGCCCGGGCAAGTTAGGAGCGGCAGTGTGGAAAATGCGACGAACGGCAACTTGGCATTGCCGTCTAGCACGAAGACCGTTTTCACTGTGTCCGATAGTGTGCCATTCCAGAACTGGGCCAGGTGGTCATAAGCCGCCGCCCAGTCGGAACGCCTGCCGTTGGTCTGGAGTCTGGCCCACCCTTTCGGCATTACAGGAATTCGGCCGTTTTTCTCGTAGTTTTCCATGCAATCCAGGGCGAATTTTGTGACTTCTGCCCGGTTGGTATAGGCGGCTTTCTTTGCGGCTTTCCCGGTGTTGATGGCTGTCTGCGTTGTTGTGGCCATTTGTTGTTTCCCTTGTGTTTGCCAATTCCGGCTTTGCCGGTCAAGGGAAATTGTGCCTCATTCCTGTCGTTGTTGTCAAGCTAGAAAGTATGTGAAGGATTTTGCACTAGTCACAGCGTAACCTAGTAAAGATTGATACTGTAGCGGATGAATATCGGATATCTTCTTGGTTAGGCACAAAACCGGCGAATAATGGACCAGAATCATCAGTCAATTTCATCTATGCCCCGGCAGCAGGAGCATGATTGACAAGGGGCGAGGCTGTGTCATAGAATTGCAGGCACGAAACTAGGACATATGTGCTAGTTTACCTGGTGCGGGCCCGGCAGTAGTGGGCCCGCTGCCGCCATATAGGCGGCAGGCGTCCGTTGGATTAGGCCAGTTATAAACGGGGCGGCGGACTGTCGGCAGCAGCCGCAGTTACTGGGCCCAACGGGGCGGCAGTAAACACACTTGCCGTTAATCGCAAAATCTAGGATAGGAACCAATGGGACTGGTACGCCTGTTTACAGGCACTAGGAGCGTTAACCATGAAACATGATACTAGGAGCCTGCAGCCATCTTCCATGGAACGCATGAAAACCTTCTGCGAAGCTTTCAGCGTCTCCGGTAGCGTGACAAAAGGGGCAGCGGTAGCAGGCGTAAGCCGCGCCACGGTTCGCAACTGGGAACGTGAAGACCGGGACGGTTTCCGTCAGCTTCTGCGAGATGCTCAAGCTGCGTATTCCGACAAGTTGGAAAGTATGGCGTTGGAACGTGTGGAACACCCCGAAGGCAACCGAGGCTCAGACACTCTATTGATAGCCCTGAATAACGCCAACAACCCCGATAAATGGCGGGGTAATAGCATGACGGTAGAAGTGCCGGACGTGGTGGTCCAAGTCTTAACAGAACTGCAAGTGCAGGCACAGGCTATCAAGTCACAGTTACCCGCTGCGGACGTGGTGGACGGAGTCACGGGAGCGGCAGCGTTGCCGTGGGATTAGGCGTGGCGGTTCGTACAACAACCATTATGTCAACCCAGGCACGGCCAGGCACGAGCGGCGGGGGTCGCCGGGGCGACCCCCCGGCAGGGCATAGCCGCTTCCCACGTGTACTAATAGCTCCCCTCGTCAACACTTTTGCTACAAAAGGCCCCCCAGGAAGGCGTAACCGGGGGCGTATCTAGTTACGGAAACGGACGTTAGAGGAGGAAATGAAATGCCTAGACACGGACCGAGAGGGAACCCGCACATGTTAGCGAGGCCGGTGGTGAGGAGGAGGGTGAAGAGGGCTAGGCCGGGGACGGCGAGGGCTGCTGTTGCTCGTCGGGCTGCTGCGCCGGTGAGGCGGAGGAGGTAGGGGATGCCGGTAACGAGGAGGGAGTTGAAGAGTGGGAAGGTGAGGGTATCCACGCCTGGGGGTGTTAAAGCGAAGGCGACTACGGCTGCGAAGGCGGGGAAGCAGGAGAGGTTGTTGCGGGCGGTTAAGCATGGGTGGAAGCCTGCCCGGCGTCGGGGGGGTTAGTGGCGAAGAGGGTAGTGGAGGAGAGGCCCCAGATTGAGGGGTGGTTGAAGGAGCGGCTCATAGCGAGGGGGCATGGGGTACTGGTGGGGGTGTTGGAGGTGCTGGGGATAGTGCCTACGTTCTTGCAGTGGCCGATACTTACGTGTGAGAAGAGGCGGCTCCTCATTTGCGGGGGGTGGCGTAGTGGGAAGAGTTTCACGGCTAAGAACTACTTTTGGGGGAAGAAGGAGTGGGGTAAGAAGCAATTATTCTGGATTGGGGCGGCGAGTTATGATTTATGTAAGAGGGAGTTTGACTTCATAGTCGAGGACGCACGTACGTTGGGGCAGTTGAAGTATGCCAGTAAGAGGGTGAACGCACCGGGGTATATAGAGTTGAAGGACGGGACGATAATCGAGTGTAAGTCGGCCACGGACCCGAGGTCCTGGGCGGCGCAGCCGGTGGACGGGATAATCATACCGGAAGCGGCGCAGGTCGATTTGGACATATATTATCAGTGTTTGGGGCGGTTGGCGGAGAAGAGGGGGTGGCTCCTCATGGAGGGGACGCTCGAAGGGTCTTTGGGGTGGTATCCGACTTTTTATGAGTTGTGGCAGAGCGGGATTGGGGACGAGCAGTCGTTCTCATTACCCACGGCGTCGAATACTTACGCCTTTCCTGGCGGAGAGGATGACCCCGAGATAATAGCAATGCGCCGGAATTTGCCGGACGATGTGGCGGCGGAGAAATTGGACGGGAAGCCGGTGCCGCCGAAGGGGCTGGTCTTCCCCGAGTTCAGGCCGGACATACACGTGCAACCGGTCAAGTGGGAGCCCGAGTTGCCGGTGTATATGTGGGTTGACCCAGGTTTCAGTGACGCAGCGGCGTACCTGTTCGCCCAGGTGGTGGACGGCCAGGTCAGGGTCTTCGCTGAGTTGTACGAGAGGGGCCGGACGGTCAGTGACATAATACAGGTGGTCAGGGGGCCGTCCCAGTGGTCGTCGAAATATCCCTTCTGGAAGCACTGCACCGGCAGGGGCGGGGCCGGGCTTTTCGCCACTGAAGACAGGTACGGGGAGCAACACCACCATAACTCGTCGGTACAGGAGGTCTGGCTCAGTGAGACGGGCATATACCTCTCTTCGGTCAGGGTCAAGTCGGTCAACGACGTGGACGCTGTGATACACCAGAGGCTCCGGCTCGACCCGCTGACGAACGTCTCGGGGCTGGTCATAGACCCGGCCTGCCGGGGGCTCATCTCCAACTTCGGGGGGTGTTTAGACCCTTTCGACAACCAGACCAAGGCCTACCGGTGGCGGGCGGACCGGGAAGGGCAGACTTACGGTGAGGTGCCCGAAGACAAGCATAATCACTCCATCAAGGCACTGGGATACGGCCTCGTGGACTGTTTCGGCTTCGTTATGGCCGAACAGAACTTCAGGGCGAAGGTGGTGTACCATTAAGCCATGGCGATAGCCGACGATATCACCCAGAAGGTTGACCAGAAGGAAGAGGACACCGCCCGCCTGCGGGAGCGGTGGTGTAACGATTACGAGAAGTACTGGCTCTTAGAGGAGTACTCGCCGGACACCCTGGAAGGGTTCGAGACTCACACCTCGAATGACCCCAGGACGATGGCCAGGAAGGCTATCAGCCTCTTGGCCGGAGCGGCCATGACCGTCCAGACGCCCCAAGATAATGATGACCGTTCCACTAGGGACATGGACAACGCTAAAGAACGGTTCATCCTGGGCAATTTCAGGTCGAACGACGCTAGACTGGCCTTGATTGGCCAGCCCGCTCTGAGGCAGACGATGAGCTTCACCGTGCCGGTGTTCGGCCACACTTGCGGCCGTGCGTTGCTGATGAAGGAAGGCGGAGAGGCTTGGGCTGACGCCACACCGTGGGACCCGAAAGAGACGACTTGGGAGTTCGGGCACCGGGGGCTACTCTGGATTTGCCACAAGTACTACCGCACCCCCCAGCAGGTGGAAGCCGAGTACGGGGTGCGCATGGACGCCGAGAACCGTCGTGACCCGGTACTGACCTACGATTACTACGATGAGGAACGGAACATCGTGGTGATACCGGCCCTGCGGGAGACGGCCGTCAAGAACGAGAGGCACGGCCTGCCGGGACGTGTGCCCGGCTGGGTGGTGATGTCCTCCCTTCAGCCCCCGATAGTCCGCACCGGCGGCGACGGGGGGCAGGAGATGATGAGCGTCCAGTTGGCCGACTCCCTCGTTGACTACGGCGAGAGTATCTTCGTGGAGAACCGCACCATCTGGGACGATAACAACTTCGTCATGTCCGTCCAGAAGGAGCTTGTCCACCGCTCCTTGAAGCCCGTCTTCGGCATCAGGAGCCGGGACGGGGTGAAACTGGTGGAGAATGACCCCTTCAAGGCCGGTGCCGAGATACCCCTGAGGGAGGGGGAAGAACTCATAGTCTACGATTTCATCAGGACGGCCAGCGACACAGGGGCCTACTTGGGCCTGGTGAACGGCGAGATGCAGCGTGGCGGCTTCCCGGTCATCATGTTCGGGGAGACACCGGCCACCATCTCCGGCTTCGCCATGAATACACTGAAGAGCGGCGTGGGGGACAAGGTCTTACCCGACTCCAACGCCATCTCCACGGCACTCAGGCAGATTTCCAACATCTGGGCCGACCACTTCGTGACCGGGGCCTTCGGGCCGCTGGAACTGAGCGGTCAAGGCCGTAACCGGCGTTGGTTCTCCGGCACCATCCAACCGATGGACATCATCGATTTGCCCGAGGTAGAGATAAATATCGTTCCCCAACTCCCCGAGGACAACGCCGGGAAGGTACAGATGGCCCAGTCGTTGCGGGCACCGGGCCCCAACGGTATGCCACTCCAGTCGGACTACCGGATAAGGGAAGAGGTCTTGCAGATGCAGGACTCGGACCTGGAGATGGACGCAATCTTGCAGGACATGGCCATGCAAGACGAGTTGGTCGTGGCCCACCGGATGACCGATGCCTTGGCCAAACGGGGCGATGAGGGTGCCCAGTACTGGCAGATGAACTGGATGATGGCCATGATGCAGAAGATGATGACGTTGCAACAGGGCGGGGTGCCCCCGCCGGAGATACAGCCCCCGCAGACTGAACATGGGCAGAGCAATGGCGGTTTCACCCCGCAAGTCTTGCCCAACGCCATGCAGGGGATGGCTCCACCCATACCGGGAATCGGCACTCCAGCCCAGACAGGGCCGTTGGTGGAGCCGGGAACGCCTCGTCCCGGTGCCCAGAACGGGTTCTTGAGGGCCGGGGTGCCGCCCCTACCCTAAAGAGAGACGATAGAAGGATTCAGGTGATTCGTTACCTAACGGGAGGAAATTAAGATGCCTTGGACACAGCAACAGTTTGATTTCGTAGCGGCGGCATTGGGCCCAGAGAAAGCTGCGGAGGGGGCACGGGCTGCGGGCGGGGTTTCCCCGTCTCAGGGGCAAGTCGCCCCGACCCAAATCACCGGGGCGCAGTTCGATGGGGGCCGTCTAACTGCTGGCAGTCTGCGCCCCGGTGCTGGTACTACGACTCTACCCCGAGTGGATGTCCCGCAGAATGTTTTCGCTGATTTTGTGGAACAACCTCCTGCTGGGCTGACTGACCGGGAAAAGATAATTGCGGCAGAGCGGCTGTTCAGAGCTAACTTGGGGGCTGGGCTGTACGCAGGTATGACCCAAGCCCAAGCCATCTCGGATTACTCTGTGCTTTTGCAACAGCAGGGCATCAGTGTCCCAGCCGCTGACGGACGTGCCAGGGACCAAGTACCGGGTTGGTTGAGGGCGTCAGGTCAGACTGGCGTAGACTGGGGCCGACAAACAGGAACCCAGAGGGACGTACCTACCTTGGGAGACGCCAAACCTGAGGACAGAGGCCAAGCTCAAGTCACGGCACAGCCGGGTACGCCCACCGGCGCAGAGCTAACAGCCATCCTACAGGGGATAGTGAACGATTGGCAAAATGGCGTGTTCGCTGGGGACACCACGGGCGTGGTGCAAGCGATAGCGGACGCACTGGCTATATCCTACACAGAGGCCTCGCAATATTATCCTTTAATTCAGCCTGACCTTACCGGCACGGGATTTGGGCAAGGGGGGGCACCTGAAGGGGCCACTGGAGCGACCACTGGAGCGGTAACACCTGGAGCGGGGGTACGTGTGCCTGTGCCTACGGCTCAGATAGTGATGCCGCCGGTGGGGGACCCAGTTGCACGGGAAGCCTATTTTGAAGCACAGGAACCCGAAGAGATGTACGAGAGGGTGCTGGGGCAGCAGTACGGGCCTCTGACTCCTCTGGCACGGGAGGCTTTGCGGGGCCAATGGAAACGGTTCCTAACACTTGACCCCATCACTGGATTTGCGGCACGGTTCCCGGGAGGGCCTGAGTATGACCCGACGATGGTGGACCGTGGTAACAGGTTCGCCGCTTTCCTTCGTGGAGAAAGACCGACCTACGAGAGCCTGAGTCAGCAGTTGAACGCCATAATAGGTGGCAATGTCCCCGGTAATCTTGCTGGCCAAATGGCGTTCCAGGGGGCCTTCCCTTCACCAGAAACAGCGTATTCGGCGGCGGTACAGCCTTTCTTGCAGGGCATGGGCCCAATATTAGGGGAGAGTACTGCGGGGGCTTTGAGTCGAGACTTTGCGAGGCGGTTATATCAGGCCCCAGAAGCCTTCCAAGACCCGTCGCAGATAGCGGACATTTTTGAACAGTACCGCCAGGGGGGCTTTTTACCGGATATGCCGAACGGCGGTATCCCAACTCCCTAGCAAACAGGTACGTAGGAGTCGATAATGGTACAAGGGAACCCATTTATGGCTTTCCAGAATGACCCGTTCTTCAACTTCGGGGGCGGTAGTCCCCTTCAGCCCATGTCGGTGGCACCGGTATCGAGCATCCAGAGTCCCTTCGCTGATATATTGGAGACGGAGCCGGACATCCCCTTCCAGGGTGCGTTGCAGAGGGCCAACCTAACTCCCAACCAGATGCGCCAGTTCCGGAACCAGCGAGCGGAGGTATTCCGTCAGTTCCAAGGGTTGCTCGACCAGCAAATCAGGGCTGGGTTGACGCCTGACTTGCGTTTTGCCGACTTCATGGGCAACTTCAACTTCGGCCGTGAGGCCTTCAGGACGCCGCCCGGCCAGCGTGTAGGCGGGGGTACGAGCCAATTTGCCCCCAGAACCACCTTTATAAGGTAGTAATGTCACACACACTAGCTCACAGGGTTCAAGAAAAGGAGGAGCGGGAGCGGCAGGTTGCTGCTGGAGAACGTCCTTCTCCGGCTGCTCCGGCTGCTCCGGCTGCTCCGGCTGCTCCACCAATCAGCCTAACGCCGGAGCAGCTTCAGGCCATACGGCGGATAGAACTGATGGGACGTGCGCCGGAAGATAGTGGCATACCGCCGATGGCTTTACCCCCTGGCGTTGCGCCCATCGAGCGCATAACTGACCCTGAATTCCACCTCACCACACCCACCCGTATGCCGTTCATGGCCCTCCTTGACGTGCCTGGCGAGACGGGTGCCGAACTGTTTGCCCAAGTTCCCAAGATAGCCACGGGCCGGTTCGGTGAGGTCGAAGTCCCCACCGCCTTTACCGGTGGTCTGTACGATTTGGCTGGGGCACGGGAAGCCACAGAACAGTTCCAAGACCGCCCGTGGTGGCAGCAGTTGTTACTCGGTGCTGCTTTTGACCCGTTAGGCCCACCCATAGGTGTAGGGGCCGTAGGAACTGGGTTGGGTGCCTTACGTCGCTTGGCAGGCCGTGGAGTACGAGAACCAGCAGAGCAAACGGCAGAAGCGGCAGCACGGAGAGCGGCTAGGGGAGTTGGCAGAGAGGAATTAGGCGACTGGAGGGCCGCTTGGGAGGGTGCCCGCCGCCCAGGACAGTACCAGTCCTTCCCGGTACGCTCCCGCCTTGGTGGGCAACCAGTGCAGCCTTCTATAGTGCCTGAAGTAACAAGGGAAGTTGCCCCTCGTCCGCCAGTGGGTGTTCCAACAGGACGCCGACTCTTTGAAGAACGACGGACACCCCAGTTGATGACACGGCCTGGTGTTGTCGTTGAACCCGTTCCAAGTCCCCTCATCAGGGCTGCGTCGGGTAGTGAGCCAAGAATCATCGTCCCTGATGACCCGGCCCTGTATGGGGAACGGATTGTCAATAATCGTGTGCAGCAGCCAAACGGCGAAGTGGTGCGGGGCACCCCGCTCTCAGCGGATGATGCCATAATTCCCGACGAGATATACCACGTCACCACCAATGCCCCTGCCGTCCGTTCGTCAGGCATGTTAAAAGCGTCTGGCGAAGGGGGCTTGGGCGGTTCCCCTCGTGACCAAATCGTTTCTTTCACCATCGATAAGGAGATTGCCACCCAACTGGCTGAAGACCTGAAGCTGGCGTCCGAAATCTCCCGTTTAGATGTCGGTAAGGTACGCACACTAAGGCGTCTGGAAG